ATCGACTAATTCGTCTGTTTTATTCATATTAATTATATTAATATTATAAATTATAAATTTAATTAGTATATATAAGTTTCAAATTATCAAAATTTAAATTATATTTACTTAATTATTACTGTGAAATTTTTAGGAGTGAGATTCTTGAGAAATGACAAAGAAATATATTTATTTAAAAGTTTATTGCAAAGAAAGTACCCTCACGGCATCTTTCAAATTCTCGTTGATCGAATTGCAATAACCAGAGATACATTCTATGTATTGTTTCAGGGTTAATATTTATCTTTTTATGTATACGATAATATTCTGATGCATATTTTTCCATTATATCTAAGTTACAATCTTTCCCGTTTATAACATCAAGGGCATCCTTGACATTGATCTTTGCTAAATTATACGATTTTTCATCAGTATAAATGGTGCTGATTATTTTCGTAACTCTTCTCAACACATCTGGATAAAAACCGTATGGTGTCATTATATTACAAATAAATTCTGTAGGTTTTCCATATACAGCTTTAATATTGTATCCAAGATAATTTTGCATAGATACACTACCCGCTGTTCTTTCTTCAATGTGTTTTGCTTTAATGGTTGCATCATCCCCTTTTGCTCCGAAATATAGTAGACCTTTAATATCATAGCATGCATTTATTGCCGCGATGTTAAATATGGTGTTTGCACCTAATGTATTTGGTTGTCCGCTATGTTGTTTATATTTACCGGATAAAGCATATATTCCTTCGTTGTATCCTAATAGTTCCCAGTTCGTACGAATTTTAATGTATTTATCTATCACTTTCTTATGTATACCCATCATACTCATTAATACCCTTTCCATTGCAATGCTGCGCATATTGTGGCTCGAATCAAATTCTGTGAAATCTGTATTTAATTCCATATATTCATCGTTCATTGTATATTCAGAATATTTTGCAAATTCATTGGAGATAATAGCATCTGATTTATCATATGCTAATATGTAATTATCTTTAATGATTTCTTTAATTTT